CAACTGTTTCACCACCAACAGCAGTATAAGACCAGTTGGTGTAACCTGGAGGACCAGATGCACCAACCTTACTATCTACATAACCTTTAGTTGCAGCGTTAGTATCAGCTGCAGGTGTCTGAAGATTGATGATCTTATAGCCACCCATATTGAGATCACCAACCATTGTGTTGGAACCATCAATGTTGACAACATCGTTAGTGTTCTCTTGGGTGACGTATAGGTTTTGAGTGAAGTTATCATTCAGATCCTTTGCACGGATAGCAGAACCTGAATAGAAAGTAGCAGCTAACGAATCATAGTTAGTATCACGGTAGATACGGATAGTAACACCAATAGCAGGTGCTGTAGTAAACTGAATCGTTGTAGCGTTGGCAAATGTATATGCAGTTGTCAGAACACCATTGAGCGTTACTTTAACGTCAGCGGTCTCAAGATATGGGAAGGTAAAAGAAAAGAGAACGGTAGAACCGTTCCCTGTGTATGTATTCTGAGTGACAGCCATTTAACTACTTACCAGATGAAAGGTTCAACAGTTGAGAATATGCATCAGACTTGTCGTACTTCCCTTGCTTACGCATGTTGTCAACAACACTGCGATCCATTTGAGCTTTGACCATAGGAGCAACGTCAGACTCCTGCTGCATAGCCGTCCAAGCATTACGCTTAGCAGTCTTGAAGATCTCATTGATCTCCTGGTTATGCATATAAGTCATTGGGTCAATATCCCGCTCACCAGAATTACGATCACTCTCCATCTTTAGGATGGATTCAATGATCTGTGGACGGGAGAATAGCTTAGCAAGTTGAGCTTCAACATTTTGCTGTCCAATGAAGTATTGGAACTTGGACTTGAGTTTTGGATTAAGTTGACCGCCACCTTCACCAGGCATGGTGTTGACAGTTGTCTTGACATCAAACAGTGAGCGGAAAAGAAGCTCACGTGTAGGAGATGTGTCCAGGTTCAGCTGGAATGGCATTACCGTATTCCACATCCGTGTCTGGAAGTCATACATCTTCAGCGGCTTACCGTTAAGAAGATCGTATTTGTAGGGAAGGTCTGCGAGTTCACCAGCCCAGAGGTTACGGTTAGCAATAGTATCCTTAAACTCTGCAGAAAGCTCGCGCATGCCTGGATTGAAGAGCTTTCCAATATCATTGCGCATGGAAGACAAGGGGACTTGATTGTTCACCATACTGGCAACAATACGTTCTCCTGCATCAAAGCTAGGTTGAGTGAGAAGCTCAGTAAGTTGTGCCAAACCCTGCATAAAGGATTTGTTGACGATGTTGGCAACAAGCAGGTAATAGGCACGGCTGAACATCTTTTCGCTCCAGTCAGTCCCCATTTCCTTGTTAAGGTCACCTACGTCAGCCACAAATGAAAGGAACATATTGAAGGGTTCCAGTGACTCATAGCTAACCCACTGACCATTGATGCGGATGGAGCGAGGCTGCCAGCCTTGCTGTTCCCATAGCTGACGAAGAGTTTTGTCAGAGGGACCATTACCAGTCAAATTGCCTGAGACGTAGGTCAGTCCTGCCATTGTCAGCACACTTCCAGCCATGGCTTCACGACCACGAACAAGAGCCTTAGCAGCAGCATGCTCAGCAGCGTTGTTGATGCCGTATTTGGCAAGATCAGGATGGTCAGAAGGTAGCTTCATGATGTCACTGATCTCCTTGATCTTTCGATTAAGGACCGGAGTGTGCTTACCAGTAAGAAGTAGAGCGTTATATGATGTCCGAGTGAACAACATGAACGGACGAAGCCAAGGAGAAGCTTGTAGTGCTGAATCAATATTCTCAAGAAACTTAGGAATATCCTGAGTCATTGCTGTCTCGCGGAAAGTCCTCTCAGCAAGAGTATCTTTCAAGGAACCATCAACATCAAAGATTTCTGAATGAAGAGTCCGCTCATATTCTTTGACAAGATCACGCATGGCATTGTCATCCATGGTGAGGTTCTTCGCTTGGGCGTAGTCATATGCTTTGTTGAAAGCAACCTCCTTCAAGCGCATGCGGCCAGTAATGTGCTGAAAAGCAACATCAGTCGCAGCCATTGCCTTGGAACTCCAAGTAAGGAAGGGGTTCTTATTGAGACCACGCAGGAAAGAAACCTGTGCAAACAAAGCCCGTTCTGATTCACCACGATTGGAGTCCACCCAAGCTTTTACCATCTCAAAGTCAGCGTCATTTACACTGGTGGTATAGCTGGTTGCTATCGTATTGAGATCAGGTAGGTCATTACCTTGGAAGTTGGAACGTAGGTTCTGTCTAAAGAGCTTCCAGCTTTCACCAAGTGCCTCATGCATGGCATTGATCTGAGCAAAAGCAGTCCGCATCACACGGTCATCACCACGTAAATAGCTGCCAGTAGCCCCTATTGCTGTCTGTACAGGTCGCACTGTGGTGACCAGTGAGTTACCAAGAACAGCTCGTACAGGCGTCTTGGGGCCAGAAAGGACGCTATGGACCATCGTCGCACCAAGCTCCTGAGCCCTCATCCCTTGAACTGCCTTATCTTCATCCTTATAACCTCTCAGCTTCTTGCGCATGAAGTTATCAAGATCATCCCAATTCTGAATACTGTCAGACATGGAGAAGGCATCTGTTAATGCCCTAAGCAGATCATCGGTTTTATCGGATTGAATAGCTTCACGGATCATCGTTGCTCCGTCTTGGACAGAAGCTTTGATGTCGTTTAGCTTGGCTTGTACGTCATCGGGACGAACCTTAAGCTCGCTCAGACCAATGGAACGCATGTAACGGCTTTGCTTGAGACCCATGTGGAAGGTCATCCAGCGCTTCTCGAGACGGTCATAAAGACCATCCTTAGCCATCACATCAACGTGATCAATCACTGACTTAGAAGCCGTGGCGATATCACGCATTTCACGGTCAAGCAGACTAAGTAGAACGTTTGTCTTTAAGTGGTCATCAATGTTGTAGTACTGAACATCACCAGTCTTGTCAGGGTTAGATCCAACCATGACATTGCCACCGTACATGGCATTGAGTTGATCATCAGAGAGTTCATAAACCCTGCGCCCAGCAAGCACTTGAGTAGTTTCTTCATACATCTGAGTGAAGAGACCATCAGGAGTACGACCTTGCTTACGGAGACTGTTAACCAGCTCCTGGTATGCAGGGTCGTTATTGAGACGTTCAAGTGCTTCCTGAGGGATACTCTTGACACCACCAGGCACGCTGGTCAAACGCTCGTACTCAACTTCAGTAATAGGAGAACGTGGTGAGCCACCTGACTGTTCCCAATCTGTTTTGATGCTATGGACATCAGCAACAGTATCCATAGGTGAGTTAACAGTACTGAAAGCTCGTCCTTGAGTAGGATCACCACCCTCGTTGATGTAACCATCAAACTCCTGAGGACGGTTCGGATCATCAAACTCATCCTGAAGACGCTTCATAGCGACAGCAGTCTCGTTATCAGCTTGAACACGAGCACGCTTTTCAGGATCGTAAACGGTGTATTGATCTAACCAGGATTGCTTTTTCTGACGAGTAGCAACTTTGACTTTGAGGTTGAACTTTTCCTCATCAGTCATTTGGTTGTACTGTTTCTTGTCAACAGGGTTGTTGAGAAAGTCACGTTCTGCCTGATCACGGGCAGACTTGTCTAGTTGAAGATCGATCTTTTTAAGTGCAGCAACACGAGCTGCCTCCATTTGGATCTTTGTGTCCTCAGCAACAATGCGCTGAGCTTCAGGTGAGGTTAGGACAGGAGTAGAGCGAGGACGATTGATGACTTTCTTGATAGCTCCACTGGCACCATCGATAGCGATGTCAGCAACTGCACCAATACCAAGTCCCTCAACCATGTTGTAAAGGGTACGTTGGACTGGTGATGCATTCTCTGGAGGAGCAAAGGTCTCAAGACCGTCAGACCACTCAGGTTTGACTTTCTTAAGATCCTCAATCATGGTTGTCTGTGCTGAAGAGTTACTGGTTACATCAGCAATTGCGCCAACAACAGCACCATGAAGTAGGTTCTTTCCAAGGTTAGCAGCTTTACCAGCAGTAGATGCAGCCGGAGCCATAACTGGCCCCTTGGCGATGTATCCACCACCAGGGACTTTGCCAGCAGCCTTACGGGTGAGAACTGCTAAGCCACCAAACTCAATCGCTTTACGAAGGAACCCACCCCAGACTGTCCGCTCAATAGGTTGATCAGAGAATGGAACCCATGTTGGTTTATAGTCACCATTGTCTGTTTGGTAGAACCTTGGGTCGAAGACTTTTTGAGGAAGACCAACAACACTGTTAGCAACATCTTGGATGCCACCAACGGTTGCTGCTCCTAGCTCTTGGAGATTTTCCTTTAGACCAAATTCTTTTGGATCCATGGTCTGCTGCGTTGGCAGAGGAGATCCATCCTTTGGGTTCGTGGTAGCTTTGATACGTTCAGCTTCTTGTTGCTGCTGTTGTTCAAGAAGAGCTTGTTCCTGACGACGGCGCTCCTCTTCTTGAATAGAAGAATCAAGGTACGCTTGATCTCGTTTATATTCTTCTGGATCGTAAGAGTCACCAGCAAGAGGTGCAGAATAAACCATAGTTAACTAGCGTTGCCGTGTAGGAAATAGAATTGCCTTCCATTTGGAAGTTGAATAACAAGCTCATCACCGTGTTGGGTCTTACGGTTGCTAACCACTTGGGCACCGTTGTTGAGATAGACAGGTGTACCATCATCAAATGCAAAGTCCCACGCTTTATGAGAACCATAATTTCGACCAGCGCCGAAGACACCTCCAGCAACAGTCACACCTTGACTTAGCGGACCTTTAGTCTTACCAACACGGATGTATTTATCGAGGAAGGTACGATGGAAGAAACCACCATCTCTAGCACCAACGTGAAGATGAGCAGCAGTTGATGTAGGACCGATGTTACCGACACGGTAAACAACATTGGTACGCATCGTTTCAGGCTGTCTCATAGGAGGAGCCTGCATACGAGCTTTAAGTTCTTGGAGTCTTTGAGTGACTAGCTGCTGTGCTTTTGGATTCTGAAGTCCAATCCACTCTTGACCCATACCACGGACAGCATCATTAAGAGAGCCACCTGAGGTCAGGAAGCGTCCTGCACGGCCCTTCAGGAGAGCAATGGCTAACTTATCTTGAGTCGTAGCATCAAAACGATCAGTAGGTTGAACGCCAGTTGCGCCGTAACGTCCTTCCATCAAACTACGGAGTGTGGAGCGGATAATCTGATAACGACCAGCGGCATGGACTTTATTGCTACCTTGCAAGCCCATAACCTCTTGAACAGTCATAGAAGACAGTCCACGTCCAAAAACATCTGCCGAATTTGCACTACCGATAGCAACGGTTCCACCAGCCTCTCCGCCACGATTCATAGCGTCGTACTGGCCATAACCCATACTCTCGCGTGAAGCGATGAGGTCAAGTAGCGGTTTGTAGTTGCCGGTCTGAGAGAATGCTTGGTAGGTGTTCGCAGTGCTGGGATATGCGCTTAGTTTGATCTGCCAACGTGGATCCAGACCTCTGAAGATCTGATCAGCACCAGATGCAGCGATTGGCTGCTCACCCATTAGACGGAGCTGAGCGTTAGCAATATCAAGGATGGTACGAGGGTTGCCGTTCTGATCAAGACGACCAGCTGCCATAGAACCCAAAATGGTTGGGAACGAGCCACCTTGGCCACGAGCAAGCCGACGAAGCTGATTCTGTTCCTGTGGATTCAGAAAGAGATTTGATTCAGCAAAAGAAGAAGGCTGTGCTCGGAGCGTGGATGCACGCTTCTTAGCAGCGATAGTGTCTGGAATCCTTCCTTGAAAGACAAATGGTGATGATTGATTCAGCTTAGGTAAGAACTTACCAGTAGAATCACGTTCACCTTTAATCTCAAAAGGACCACCCTTACCTGTGTAACCGTCATAAAGCAGATTCTTGACGTACTGCTTGGCGACATCAAGCGCTGTCAGCGGGTTGACATTACCAACTGACATCTCAGCACGAAGCTTGTCTTGGAAAATCCGAGAAGCGTACTCACTAGCTGCAACAAAAGCTTCACTATCAACCTGATCAGTACCAGTCTGCTTAAGCATATCCTTGATGCGAGCGTCGATTTCACGCTTTGCAGATTCAAGGCTACTCTTAGGTACACTAGCAATATTGTCGCCAGCCTGAGCCTGGTTCTTGTATTTAGTGACAAGATCAGGATTTGTTGCGAGGTAGCGATTGAGTTCCTTGGAAGTGAGTAGGTTTCGGTTGCTTAGGTCTTGAAGGTAGACATCAAGAGCTTGGGCTTCGATGTACTCGGATGTTCGTGTCTTTAGACCTTTGAGCCAGTCAGGCGCATCTTCATTGAAAGTATCCTCATACTGTTTAGCGAGAGCATCAACAGCTTCTTGGTTGAGCGGGACACCTTTCTCAATATTATCATAGATTTGAGATTTGAAAGCCTCTTTCTCCTCGCTCTCCCTGAACTCACGTTCGTCAACAGTACGCTTCTCTCGCTGATAGACTGCATCGTACAGCCCCGCAAATTGAACCTTAAAATCCTCACCAATAGGACGGACTTGCCCATCATTTCGGAGATAGGTTCCAGATTCAATCTGTTCGATTTTATCTCTAGTAAGAATTCCAGCAGCGGCCCACTTCTCCATCAGTCCAAATGCTTCACGACGTTTGACGCCAAGCATCGCTGAGTCACCACCAGACTCCTGCTGCATCCACTGGATAAAACCACCCGCAGGGTCTTCACCGTTTAGATTACCTAAAAGGTTCTGACCTGCCTCTTCCTTACGATTCTCAGCTAAAACCTTGCTACGAGCCTCTTGGTAGGAAACACGCTCCTGAGACTCAGCCATCCGCATCTTGGGATAAAGATGCTCGTTGAGAAGGGCTGGGTTGATACCGTTATAGGACTTCAAGAACTCATTACGGATGTAAGAGTTTGCGTACTCCCACTCCTCAGAAGTCTTCGCAGAAGAAAGTGTGATCTGACCTTCACCAAATGGGATAGGTGTATCAGCAGCTGTTGTACGGAAGATCGCGTAGTCCTGGGCACCATTCTGTGCGTATGCTCTGGTTGCTCCGTAAAGCTTCCAGCCAGATAAACCACGTACACGTTCTAGAACTTCAATGGGTACACCACGAAACTCCATCTGGTTAGCTGCTGCATTGGTTGCAGTTGCAGCTTGATTCAGCTGGTCCTTCTGGGCTTCGTATTCAGAGAGGGTTTTAGGTGTAACACCATATTGGAAAACAAGATTCTGACCATAAAGAAGGTCTTCCTCTTTTTTCTGTTTACCATAGTCAGAGACAAGGCCACTGATTGTCTTGGACAAATCAGCTAGTGCAGTCAGATTTTGGATGTCTGGTTCAGCAGCGCGGATAGATTCAAGCTTTCGTTGCTGGTTGAGTTGTCGAGCTTCCTGAATCGAACGAGATGATTGACGTTCAAACTGATAGTTAGCGTCTCGATTTTGCTGTTCCTTAGCTGCATTCGATCTAAGTGCAGCTTCGTATTCATTCCGTTGGGAAGTCAATGCATTTGCATTATCCTGCATACCCCGTAGGGTACGAGAAGTCTGCTCTTGCATTCGTGACAGAACACCAAACGGAGCTTGGATGGGTTGAAATCCTTGTGCTTGGGCGTACCCTTTGAATTTAACCTGATCCATTCAGTTCTCCTTTTTATTTATACAGTGAAGATAGTGATCCAGTTACACCAGCAATACCGCTAATGGCTGCATTCCATACAGGCATACTGCTACCACCGGCAACAGTGTTTGTCATCTTGATCGGCTTCGGTGGCTTCTTCGGCTTCCGTGGATCTTGGAAGACAGCACGCGGTGTAGCGATAGGTACAGGCATTGCGGGCAGACGATCAGGACGGAGCATGCGATTACCTTCAGCAGCAAGGTCTGCACCATACTTAGAGAGATCAATATTGCGGAGATTCTCCCGAGACTGCCTTTCAGCACTCACAAGGCTTTCAGCAATAATTGCTTGATTTCTCCCATAAGAGGCAACTGCTGTCTGTAATGCTTTACCAGCAGAACGCCCTGCCTGGCCACGAGCAATAGATTTCCCCTCTTCTTGAAGCATCTGCACCATGAGATCTTGGTTATCAAATGCGGATTCTTGGAAGGTCTCCTGCAGGCGACGGCTTTCTGAGGCATAGGCTAGTTGCGCTGCCTGCGCATTAAAACCCCGTTGCTGCCGATATAACTGTTCAGACTTGTTGTACATCCGCATTTGCTGCGCGTACTCATAGTCTTGAATCTTGAGTTTGTAGTTGTATTCTTGAAGGTTAGTGGCATCACGAAAGGCCCCTAGACGCTCTTCGTTACTACGCTGAACGTTAATGCCATCTTTGAGCCAGTCGTAGTTGGCTCGTGTCTCTTGCCAGTTAAATCTATAATCCTGTTTATCCTTTCGGAACTGACGGTTAATAGCCTTCTGCTGCAGCTCTCGTGCTTGGTCTTGCTGACTTTGAGCAGCAGATGCCCCAAAGAGCCCACCAAGTGCGCTTATACCTGCAGCTACAAGTTCCCAGGCCATCCTTAAGCCCTCCTATAATAACGTGGTGAGTAATTTCCTTCCCACGTCATTGAAGTTAAGGACACAGGGAATGGAGAGTCACTAAAGACCCTCAAAGTAAAGTTTGTATTACGTTGATGGATAGGTAGTGTGTACACTGTTTGCTCATTCAAAGGAACATCATTTCCAAGATAGTAATCTGCATTCTGTACGGACTGCACGTCATACCACTCTGATGCACCTCGTGGTTTTAGCTTGAAGCCAATGTTGCTGCTAAGACCAACAGAGAACTTACAACGAGCAACAGTTAAGTTTGCTGTATAGTCTGCATTGTTCTGACCAGCTTGGTAGTAGAACCTTGGAAGCTGAACATCAAAGTCATACTTGAAACCAAGGTAGACAGTAGATGTAGCACCTGAGTAATCAGAGCCAACAAACTCAAAGTAAGGATTACCATCATTACCACGAGCAGGGGTAACAGTGAAGCCTGACTCGCCCGTATTGTTCGGGTCAGCAATCATCACTGAAGGGCTTAACCCAGTGATATCCTTGAACCGGAGATAGCAACGGTTAACCTTCGTAGCAGCGTTGTAGGTGATGCTAGAAGGTGTTGTGTAGCAGTCCAGGCATAGTTGCACCACTTGACCACTATCGGCCCTCAGAATGGCATCGTCGGGGATCTGAGTGAGGTTTGCTTTGACAAGGGTGTACTGGTTGGATTGATAGGTGACGATGTACGTATCATCGCTATCAACAACAAAGAAGTTCACGTTGCCGTGTAGCTTCCAGTTAAACCACGTCTGCATCGCAGTCTCATCACCGACCACATAGGTACGGAAGAAGTAGATGTAATCACTCGACGGACCATACATCGAGAAGAATGAGTTCTGTGGTGATGCCACTAGATCAGTGACAGAATCAGGAACCCACTCAGAAACAATACGGCCAATATCAAGGACATCTGGATTCTCCTGTTGGCCACGAGTAGCCATTGCGTAGATACGGGTATAGCCTGGAGACTTGCTCAGGAATACCATATTTGTACCAACGTCTACTGGGTCGATCTTTTCGTCGTTCTCGTAGTTTGCAATGGTACGTATAACCGTTGTCTTCGGAGTAAGAATACCATCATCCGAATACATCAGGAATTGTTGTGCTTTACTAAAGAGCACTAAGCCTTGCGCTGCAGGTAAAACTGCATGAAGTACAGCAGGCTTCAAGCTTGAGCAGCTAATATCAATCGGGTCGTTATCAGCTTGTGTCAGAGCCGACACATGGTAGAAGTTGTAGAACTCACCACTTTGACTCATAGACACATTATCTTCAGTCAAGAAGCCAAGGCGGTTGTTATGGAAGAATGCCTGTTGAATTTTTTTGCCAACAAAGCTTGGGTGTTCATTGGTTTCATTATCACCAACGATACGTTCATCCCAAGTAATTGGACGTAACTCAAACGTGTTCAGTGCAGTGTTCACCAGCTCATGTGGCATAGTGGACGCAGTTAGTCCTTTAGAGGCACTTGGTGCTACGGTTTCTTCCCAGTTACCTTTACCAGAAATGCCATTCTCTGCGACGAACTTGGCGTAGTAGCTATCCTCTTTAAGTACAGTATTGTTGATCTTGACTACACGGTTATGAATCGACTCAGCTGGTAGCTGAGAAAAGTTTTCAGCATCATCCTGAAAGACCTTCAGTTCTTCACCACTGATGCCACCTTTGGCTGTGATTGTGAAGGCAGTAGTTCTGCTGATCTCGATACATCCTTTTAGTTGGGTGACCGTAAGGCCAAGACTATTGGTACTGTTGAGTGTATCAATACGAGCCTTGATCTGAGTGAGAACCTCTTCTGCATTCAGAACCTGTGTAGTCGTTGTATTATCAAGTGCAGGATCCTCTGTGTTCTTAGTAGTGTAAGCAGACGTAGTGAAGCCTGCAATTGTTACTGAATAGCTTGCACCGTACTCAGCACTGAAGAGACGAATGGTAGCTCGTGCCTTTGCAGTGAAGCTAGGTGCAGCTTGAGTGGTGACAGTCTTTTGGTTATTGACAACGATTGTTGTATCTTGAACAGTCAGTACCTGCAGACTATCTTTAGCATTGGAGGTGCCATAGGTCAGGTAACTGGCACCGCTGTTGTTAACTGTAACTGCTGCAGCTAGATTGTTGACGTTCCATATCTTGATATTGGCTCCATAGATCACGCCGATGTACTTCTCTGTAGCATCACGGTTGATATAGAACCACTTTCCGTTCTGGAACTCGTTAGCTGTTGACGACAAGTTGCCTAGCCACTTTGTACCAGGCCGCTTACCAAGACCAAAAGTAGGGTCAGGGTAGGAGTTGATTGCTTCAATAACTTGACCCGGAATCTTCTTGTCGTCAGGTTGTTTTGATACTCCACCAAGGAAGTTTGGAATACGTTGTGTTACTGCAGCCATTAGCGATACAAGGCACGATAGGGTTCATAGCTGGTGTAGTGATTAGCTCCACGAGGGTGGCCAAAGAATGTATAGTCACCTTGATTACATTCATACTCCAGAGCCATAGCACGGGTATAGGCTTCACGTTGCTGGAGCATCTGGTATTGGGTACTATCGCCAACAATGCGAGTAGAGACAATACTTGAAGCACGAGCAACAATGTAGTCTTTGATCGGTAGTGGAAGATCTACCCAGTCGAACAGCCAAAGCACATCACAGTAGACTTGCTCAGTGAAGGTGTAGCTGTGAGCAGTACGGTCGTACAGCTTCCCACTACGACGCACCACATCTCGATCTCTGTAGTCAGGAGTTAAATCGAGTTGAAGTACGTTGTTGGGAATCTGAATTTGATTGTTGTTATCCGGGGTGAACGGGTAGTTGAACTCTTTATTGAAAGTCCATCCCTCTGCCTGCACCTCCCGAGACACCTGCAACAGTGTGTCGTATGCAATCGCAACGTCCGGGTTGGTTTGATCGAGAGTAGTGACAGGAGCCTGACCAACTGACGCCAGGATCTCATTAACAGCTTGAAGCTCGGTCTGAGCGTTAGTGGTAGGAAACGGCATAACAATAGTGTTGTTAGCAAGGGAAATAAAAAAGGGGCCGCTAGGGCCCCCAATAGATCAGACGTTAGAGATGTTGCACTCAACGCCAGGATATGCGGTACGCAGACCCTTGGTGGTAGAAGTCACACCAGAATCAGCGATAGCGCCATTACCAAAAGAACGCTGGGTCTTGGCAACGGATTTACGCACTGCATCAGTGGTGCAGGCGCCGTTGTTACCAGCAGCAACAGAAACGGCCATTAGAAGATACCTCCGTTATCAAGCACGTGCCGACTGCAGCTCAATAGCAGCAGCGGGATTCAGGGTGCCACAGCCCATGGCAAGACGACCCACGATGATGTCGCCCTGGTACATGGTACGCACGTCAGCACCAGTGGTTTGCACTTGAGGACCGATGGCCTCAACCACACCAGCAGCATCCTTCTGATAGATCAGACCACAGTGGGTGCTGAAGTCACCAGCGTAGTTGTTGTTCTCACCATTAACGGCAGAGATGTTACCAGCCAGGAAAGGCAGGTTGTTGGAACGCTTGATGCTGATACCAGCGATCTCGTAGAGACCATCACCAGAGTTCATCGAACCCTGAGTGTTACCAAATTCCCGATAGAGAATATTCGTGTCGACTTGCGAAATCAACGCATAATACTGTCGGGGAGACAGTACAGCAACGCGACCAGTCTTAGGAAGATTCTTCTCGTCCATGATGCTCGCAGCTTCAAAGAACGAATCCACTAGTGCTTGAGCGTCGTACTCTTTCTGCACACCCAGTTGGATGATGCTACCGCCGGGCTCAGGGCCAGGAGCAGCAGTGATGGGGTGGGCTTCACGAGCAGCCTTAGCAATGGTGCGGAAGATCTTCTTGTCATAAGCTTCGGCCAGAGCATGGCCGATCTTTGCAGCGATCTCCGAACGGAGGCTGTAGTGAGCAAGAGTCTCGTCAAGGCTGTAGACGAAAGCGCTGGAGATCAGCAGGTCGTCGCAGATGATGGTCTTCTCAGCCACCGGGGGATCACCACTGCCCAGGATCGGAGTACCGGGCTCGTGGTAAGCCGCTTCCATACGGCCGGTGAAGATGAACTGCATAGCCTTACCATTCTTCAGGGTACGGCTCTGCACAGTGCCTTTGGCGATAGTGGCGCTTTCATACGCCTTGAACATCTCGCCAGAGAACAGTTTCAGATAAGTTGCATACTTGGTATCGTAAGCAGTACCAAGAGCAAGAGGAGTCGCGCTCGTATTATTTACGCGACCAATAGAAGTTACGGTAGTGTTAGCCACAATAGTAAAGAGAGAGAAGTTTGTGTTCGTTTCTCTCTAAGCGCTTAGAGAATCACATGAAAAGTCATGTGTTCAATAGTTGTTGTCTTTGATGTCGTCTCTCCGACTGTCATGACTAAAGGTTATCTCCCGTAGGAGGCCGATAGTCAAAGCATAGTCAGGGAATCAAACCCCGAACGCTATCCACCAGGTCTATGCAGATGGCCTAAGCGTGATATGCCTCATCAGGACATACCAGAGGCTTAGGCTCTGTCAATAGGGCGAGCACACTTTTATGGGTGAGCTTCATTTAAGACAACCTCAGTCCAGGGTTGCCCCCACAGCCCGATACCGAAGCAGAGCGGGAACATTTAATAAGAGAGATGCTTATTAAAGGTTTACGGCCACGCAGTACCACCTGCTTGAACCTTCACACCTTTCGGGCTCAGTTCAGCAAGGGTTTGATTTGCTTGACCGTAAGCAGTACGGAAAGCTTCTGCACCCGCAGTAGGGGTGACATATTGAACAGCAGACACCGAAGACACCTTCGGATCAAAAGGATTAGCTTTTGCCATTTACCTAATTCGTTTAATGGTGACTTGACCAACACCAGAACTTCTCAGTCCAATTGCCTCAGCAGCAGCACGACTCAAATCGATATCACGATCATATGTGTAAGGACCACGATCATTGATTCGCACAGTAACGCACTTCTTAGTTGAGGTACTGCAGACACGAACCTTACTCCCAAATGGAAGAGATGGATGTGCAGCAGTCATTGAATGCATGTTGTAAATCTCACCGGAGGCGGTGCGATTCCCGTGATATGGATGGCCATACCACGAAGCTAGAGAAGCAAAGGTGAGTGTCAGAAAAAGCATTGGTTTGTTGCAAGGGACAGTGGTATTGCTTACTCTTCCACATCAACGCTGATCAGAAGTTCAGATCAGAGTTTTCAAGTTTTGCAGCTACATCTGCACGGTATGCAGGATCGTTGTCGTATCGAGGATCACTCATGGCACGGACAAGCTCAGCCTGACTACGGAAGCCTTGCTGATTGCTAGGTGCCTTACCAGTGATCATTTGACCGTCGTAGCCTTGTGCTTCTTGGAAGCGCATAGCTAGAGCATTCACAGCGAAGTAACAAGCAAGAGGATCACCCTTCTCCATCACTGTGTCGTACATAGAGATCTCTTGTTCACTCAGGGTTTCCTGAGCCCAGCCCATCATCTGAGCGTACTGCTGCTCACCACCAACAATGCCTTGCAGTGTTTGCACATCGTCTGCAGTGATCACCTCACCTTGAGGACCAGCCTCCTCAACTTGAGCACGAAACTCAAGGTACATCTGTGCAAGGTCAGCAGGATCCATATTCTCCAGAGCCTGAAGGGTCTCCTCGGAATACTCATCTTGTGACTCTTGCCACAGACGTTCAAGGAAGTCAGTGTCCACCCCATCTTGGGGTTCTTCCATCTCTTCCTGGGGTGCTTCCTCTACTTGCTCAGCATTGCGCTGTGCAGGATCACCCAGTTTCTTTTGCAGCTCAATGTATGCCTGTTCAAGATCCTCGGCATCTTTGAACTTACCTGCCAACAGTTGCTGCTCTTGTTCGTAAAGAGCCTCACCCACTTGCAGTGAGTCGAGTTCATCAGCAGAAAATTCTCCGTCTTGAGCTTCAGTCGGATCAAACGTCAGTGTAGCCATTAGTGGTGATTACTTTGAGATTGCCGAGTCCAACACGTTCCACTCGGTTCGGAACTCCAACACTGGGTTTACCAATCTTGGTACGGGGTGCATATTTGTTGCCAGACTCATCGAAGAACTCTTTGTCTTCAGACGAGAGGGGAGGCGTTACCGGTTTCGATTTGGCCTTGGTTGGGCGGGACGGGATTGCCTTGTCCACTAATCATCTCCATTGCTTGTGGGTTTTTACTTGGGTCAAGAAGAGGTGTCTTAGCCAGTTGTCCAATCTGCTGTGTCAGCATCATGTCCTTCTGCATACTCATGTTCTGCATCTGTTCTTGCTGCATCTCACCAACGCTCTTAACTAGGTTGAGAACATCGATGCCTTGAGCAGCAGCCAGACGCTTGATCACTTCATCACTATTGATGTACTTCGCAAGTGCTTCTGGACCCATGGTTTGAGCAATAGTCTGGAGGAAAGAACCAAGGCTCTCTCTATCCTGACCACGACCCAATGCATTCACACCAGCAACAATGGTGGGTTTGACAATCTCCTTTGGAAGACGAGGTATTTGTCCTGTCTTCTGGAAGACATTCAACTTCCGATTCAGATACGGAACAAGGAACTCAGTCGTCAGCAGACTGAAGAGTCCACCGAGCTGTTGCTCCAGTTCCATCTGAGTCATCCGTACCTCCTCTGCGGTAGTCCGTTCAGACTGCCTAACAGAAAGGATAAGGAATGCTTCAGACAACCGACGTTCAAGTTGCTGCATCATTTCAAATGCAGTTCTGAAGTCAGCAGTCTTACCAACCTGAATAACACCGATGTCATCAGGTCTTCCTTGAACGATGGCACCGTTACCTGCAGCGGCCAGCGTCTGGGGTTTAGTTGTACTGGATGGTGATACCACGAAAACAACCTTAGCGGCTGCTGCAGAGCCTTCTACGAGGGCCTGAGAGAGTGCTTCAAGAGAACGTAGATCCCCGATAAACTCCTCGACTCGACCTCGACCATAGACTTCACCGTCAACCGTGTTGAACCTAAGCACCAACCACGGGTTAGCTTCAATAGGTGCTTTACCCATTGAGCCTGGAATGATCTTGTCTTCATATTCTTGATGCCAGACAAAACGATTGTTATCCCGGCGGACATGGGTATAGATGTCAACCTCATCATTACGATCAGCCTCATTGCCGTCAGGACGGTTAGGCAAGATCTGAGGAAGAACCTTTAGCAGTAGCTTTTTAGAGATGCGTTCTTTTGTGACTATTTCAAGCACATTGCCGTTGCCATCTCTTTCTACAACATAGCGATTCAAGGGGTACAGCTTGAGCTGCTTCTCTCCCATGAAGACCAACGCATTACCAGTCACCACCAGATGCTTCAGTGCTTGGTGTACAACGACACGATCACTGGAAGCAGCAATGGATTCAAGAATAGTACGTTCGATCTTTGCAAAGGAAAGATCCAGTTCAGACTTCGCTTCGGGAGGAAGCTCAGTACCCAATGCACTGTCATTTACCTGCAGCTTAAAGAAGCTGGTTTGAGGAGGCAGTAGAGCTAGCATCAACTTAGATGCCAGAGTGACTACACCCTTTGCACCAACACTTTGCCAAGGAGTTGGTAGATGACGTGCGCCTTTGATCCACTCCTCCTCACCACGATTCAGATAAGGAAGAGTTAGATCAGCAGCTTGTCTTGCTACGTTTAGAAAGTTGGAACGGTCACTTGCTAAATAGTCATACCGTGATTTGGCAGACATTGTTATGCGTTAAGTGCGTTTCCGTATTGCAGTCCCCGTCCAAGGAGACCAGTGCCACGCCCGTAGATACCAAGTTGGCGCAGACGTGACTTAGAGCGGCCCAGCTTGGTAGCACCAGCTGCACCAGTACCACCACCAGACAACATGCCAGAACCTGGATCTTTTTCCTCCTCGGGCTTTTCTTCAGGAAGAATCTCTGGAAGCATATCTAGATTAGGATCGTTAGCAAATGGGCCAGGACCATTTGGATCAGAAGGGTTGATTTCCATACCGTCATAAGGACCAGCACCACCAGTTCCACCGGAGTAGGTGTACTGTTTACCAAAACCTTTGACCGCTACTCGCCCTCCTCCACGGATCTGAGTACCACCAATCATCATCTGTGGAGTTTTACCCGAAGCAAATGATTGCTTTCCGCTTTGAGGGTTAATGTAGCCTCCACTTTCACGGCTACCCATCATGCCAGTGAGGGTCTTGCCAATCTGTCCAGAACCGAAGCCTTTGCCTTGACTAAACATGCCCATAGGGTTCTTGGAATTTTGGTTAATCAGCATGTTTGCTGCCCCAGAGTTCAGTCCAATCTGAGCAGTGTCTTTAGACTTAAGTTTTTGGTTAACCTGATCCAAGCGTCGAACGACGGTTTGAGCGTTAGCACCGGTTGTCTTGGTGATGTTATTTAATTCTTTTTTGGTGACACCACCTTGGCCAGCTTGTCGAATTGCAAGCTTGACCCCTTGGTTCTTTTGTTCTTTCTTAGCCATTGTTCTCTTCCGATAGTCGGTGTTGAATCCACTCGACCACAGAACGTTGGCCAGAGCGGTACATTATTTGTGAAAGGGATTCACTAGGGTTTGGTGTGGTGGGTGGGAAGTTCTCATCTAATTCAGCGATGAGTGAGCCGAGCTGGAGACCATGTGTCTCAAGCGTATTGAGGTAGATTGGGGTTTGCATGTTCAAAGAACGCAGGCATCCGAGCACGTTGTGTTTCGATCAGACCTTCAGCTTTGCCTGCATACATCAGGCTGTCGCTTTGATCCAACCAGAACTGCTTGTCTAAGTATTTGTTCTCAGACTTCTTCAGCGGTTGCATCACCCAGTTAATGGTTGCCTTCCGAAGCTTGTCCAGTGAAGGACTGACGGTGAGGTTCAGCTCACGACACACCAAGCTATTGGTTGCTACGTGAACTTGTTCATCACGGCTGATGTCAGCACTTACTGTTCGCATTCCAGCGTCACCATTAAACCTGAAGAATGGGAGTAGTACGAAGAAGATCGCACGCTCGGCAACCATCGCCTTGAGGACAGTGTGATCAGGATGCGAGACCCAAGCTTCCCGGAGGCGTAGTGCTTCGGCCTCAGCTTTCTCGTCAACGCCGTAAGCGTTCGCGATGTAGCCGAGAGCCAAGTCGTGGTTTTCTTCGTCCCGGATATTGGACAGCAGTAGGTCGCGTGATAGCTCTGGAACTTCATTGGCAAGTGCATCTTGAATAAAATCCCCAACGGGAAGTTCCATGTGCCGCAGGGCAAGAGCCCGGAAGATAGTTTCTTCCGAGCCCTCCTTAACAGCACCGGCTGTAGTTTGGACTGGTGTCCACGTACGCTTTCGGTTAAATAGTTTCTGATAGGGGTTCATTACTCTCCACAATTACAGTCAGGTGCGGGATCATTTAGAAGCGCATCCAAGTAATCATCGACTTCAGATTCATCAAGAGCAGCGTAGGCACTCGATTTATCTTGAGTGTCTCCCATCACTTGAAGCGAATAGTAAAGGGAGGTCTGATCAGAGTTCAGCCACTCTTCAATAAAGCCTTCGTCGTAAGTGATTACATCACTCCACGAGTTGAATGAATAGCCGTGAAGAAGTCCCGTAATGGACAGCATCCTTACGATGCCATTAGCCACCTTGAAATAATCATCCCAGCCAACCTCAGACGCGATCTCAACAGGACCGTAGTCAAAGCTCTGGACACCAAACGTACCGCTGTCACGGTCAACCTGGCGGGCAATAGGAGGAGCGATCTCAGGGCAGGTTGTGTACCCATCAAGATCGTTGTAGCGGTAGCTGCACGAGGCTGTAGGAGCGATGGCAAAGGCACGGACCATACCGTTTGCCTTAGCGGTCTGAGCAGCCTCTCGGATACCAGCATTGATCTCATGAGCCAGCACCGCAGCGGGTGTCCGTTCATGAGGTTCATTGTTGTTGATGGCCGTTAGTGCGGCACCAAACTCCTTGTAGGTCACCCCTTGCTGACGGAGCAGGTTGGCCAACCCAAGCATTCCGAGACCGACCTGGCGATCAATCTCTGGAGTGAGGTATTCACCGCTGTCTCCGACACCCGTCTTGGCATGGAGCGAGCACAGCTCTGACATTCCGGTACTGAACGCACGTCGAATGTCACTAAATTCGCAAG